TCTATGTTACGACCCATACCGTAGTAAATTGCAATGATTGCTATTAATACCATTGGCACTATGCCCATTAGTCCTGCTGTTTCTTCCATCTTCATCTCCTTGTTGCCCTGTGGGTCTTTGTATTTGTATGTACTTAGCTAAACTACATATCGCAAATATGAAGCAAGCAAGGACGAAGGACGCGCAGGGACAAGATAGAAAGGTCGGAAGTGTAAGAGTGTAAGGAGAGCTTTCTATCTTGTCCTGTGTAAAGAAATGAATAAGAGAATACGACTAAATGTCGTATTCGTCTTGTTCACTTGATGATGTGACGCAGTCATAGAGTCTTCCGACTAACTTCACGTTATAAGGATAAGGTAGGTATGTAGTACCGGCCTTGAGTTTAAGATGAGCGTCAATACGCTTGTCTTTATTGTAAGGCGTTAGTCTTACATCGAGGAATTGCTTCACAGCTTCCTCTGTTTTTCGCGGGAGTACGCCCACGATGCTAACTACTAACTTGTTTAGTTGTTTGTCGTCATTGATTCTCATGATAGATCCTTTTTGTATGAATTATTTCATATTTCGGAAGCAAGTATCGTTATTCAGGGCACACCCCCGGGGGGTACTGGATCGATACGGATGTTTGGGGGCAGATACCATAATCCAAATCCACTAACAACAAATAAATGTAGTATCCCCTGGCTTGACTTTCCCGCCCGTATCCGCTACAATCCAAAAAATAAATAAAACTACATAAAGGCTTCCAATGGAAATAGTAAATAAAGGGTTAAGAGCAATTCAGTTAGATGGTGACTACTACGTCAGAGAAGATGGTGTGTTACTACGTAAGTACAGATCAAAAGAGGGGTACAAAGAAATGACAGGCTCACCACAGACTAATGGGTATTTAAAAGTACATACACCAAATGGTGCGATGTATATACATAGGTTGGTAGCAAATGCATTTGTTCCGAATCCAAACAACCTACCAACCGTTGACCATATTAATGGAGATAAGTTGGATAATAGAGCCATAAATCTGCGATGGTGTACTATAGCTGAGAACTCTTGGCACTACAGAACCAAACTAAATGCTGCTGACAAGAAAGAGTTTATGAAGAGTACTCATGAAGGCTATCTAGAAATGCAAAGTAAGGTTATGGAACTTGCTGAGGCTAACACAGCACTACATAAAGAGCTTGCAGAGGCTAATTGTAAGATAGAATTGCTGAATGCACAGATACATTCAACTACAAGTGCACTGCTGCAGGATAAACTAGCGTTTGAAGGCTATAAGAAAAGTGAGATGGCTAAGATAGCCGCAATGAATAGTAACTATAGAGGATATAAGAGTACGGCAGGTAATACCTTTACTACTGTGCAAGCAATGGTGCAAGCCACAGGTAAAAGCATTGTAGTTGATGGTATGCACTTTATTGCAGCGGGTACTGCTGCTTCCTATATATGTGATAAAGAGGAAGTGCTAGGCACCAGTAGAAACCATGCCACTATAAGTAAAGAACTGCGTAGGTACCTTCAAGGTAAACGAAGTCAGTGGGTGATGTATGGGAAATATACTATAGGGTATTAGCTAATTGCCATATTCCAAAACCAATCCATTGCAACCAGACATAAATATGTCAAACTGCAATACCATTTCTCAAAAAATAAAAAATATTGCTATAAGACATAAAGGAGGCAACAAATTGCCTACAAATATGTAAAGCAATCCTAAAGCAACCATAACCAGTAAAGGATTATTTACTAGAGAGTTCTCTACGCTACCAGAATCATTTTAAGGCCTATAGAAGCCTCAAACGACTTTTACAGGTCTAAATGCATGGCTAGACTTGTAAAAGAGTACCTGGAGCTTTATTTATCACTAGGTAGAATATAACAGTAGTGCACCTATGTACTAGTAATGGTTATGCTATACTGCCAAACATAAAAACAAAAGGAGTCATACTATGGCTAAAGTTAAGAAAGAAGTAGTAGAGTTAGAGGTACCCGTTGAAGTCAACGAGGTGGTTGATGTAATTGAAACTGAAGGAACAATTATTACTGATGAAGTAGTTAATGCAGAGCCAGAAGTAATGTTGCCAGAAGATACAGATGTAGTTGGTGATGAAAGTATTATTATTAATGAGCCTACTGCAGAACCTATAGAGTCTGATGAAGAGCTAGCTACATCTGATAAGTGTGAGTGTGATGGGTTACCATTCGTAGTTAAGAACCGTAAAGGCAGTATCAAGCTATGTATTAAATGTAATAAGCCTAAGTAAATGGAAGGGAAAACTATTTACTGTAAAGCTTGTAAAGCAGCAGTTGTACCAGTGGTTAAGATGTTTAATACTTGTATATGTCCTAAGTGTAATATAATTCTTAGCAGTGATAAGGGTATAGATAAGTGTGGGATATGATGTATAGTGGAACTTCTAGTAATAAGTGTATGGTATGTGGAGGTTCACATGCTATTGGGTTACCATGTCCTAATATAGAAATAGGTAACACTCCCCGTGCTGAGGAATGCCCTGGTAGATCCCAACATAAATGTAAATACTGTGGCAAGTGTCATAGTATCTTTGAAATATGTTATAAGAACCCGAAAGTAACTAGACCAAACCCTATTAATGTACCTGCGATTAAGCCCGCGCATACACTTGAAGAACTATATGATGAGCTTGGAACGATGAAGTGGACAGGTACTAGTGATGGTTGGGAAGTTGCTATAATGGCGGTTAGAAAACATATCCTAGAACTTATTAAGTAGGTAACCATGGCATTCATGAAGGTAGGAATAGCTCCAACTACTAGTAGACGGCTGTACCTTATGCACATTACAATGCCAAGTGGGGTAGTTCTCCATAAGTTTGGAGTTGCCTCAGGGTCGTCGTCTAAAGACAGGCTCCTTCAAATCTGTGGGTCTATATTTGATAAGTTTAGGCAAACTCCTATGATAAAGCTTATACGTGATAGAGAAGTTCCTGCAGAGGAAGTTTTCAAGTTGGAAAGCACACTTCATAAATTCTTTAGTAGTTACAGATATGACTCACCACATAAATTTGATGGTGTTACTGAGTGCTTTGTATTGCCTGAGGACAGCGGTGATGCTATAACTGCCTATGAGCTAGTAATCACTGGTGAAGTCCCTGACTTTACCTATACAGTTACAGCTAGTATCAAAGAAGATGAACTGCAATTCTAGTTATGTTATACTACCGCTACTAAAATAAAGGATTACATATGATGGAAGATATATCACTAGAAGACATTGCGCGAGGTATCATGCCTAAGAAAGCTAAGGACAAGAAAGTATCAGCAGCTACGTTAGCCAGCATTAAAACGATTATGAGTATTATCGAGGGTGTAGAAGGTAAATCTATTGCTGACTATAAGAAACTACCTATGCAGGATAAGAAGGCTCTTAAGAAGGCTTATGATGAGCTTGGTGATGCATGCTATACTGCCAAGAGCCTTATTAGAGAATCACATACTGAAGAAGAGAAGAAAAACTCTCGCGGTAGTATTGGTATAATGATGTCAGATGAAATGGAGGAGTACTAATGGCTTGTAAAACTAAGACTAAATCACCTAAACCTAAAGGTAAATAATTAGGTATAATTACAACGGTCGATCAGCACACCGATAGAAGATGCTGGTACACATAGGAGGCTTTGTCCTCCACTTGCCGGTTTAGCTCAGATGGTAGAGCAATTGATTTGTAATCAATAGGCCAGGAGTTCAAATCTTCTAACCGGCACCACTACATTGGGATGTAGGAGAATTGGTAAACCCACTGGTTTTTGGTACCAGCGCATATTGCAGTAAAGGTTCGAGGCCTTTCATCCCATCCACTTGATTTGATAAATACATTTCAGAGGAACTTAACTACTTCCTCTACTTCAACTATAAATAAACACACATTACATTTCAACTATGGTATACTTCCGCCAAAGGATCTATATGATAAATAAAACACAGCCAGATACATTGGCATGGAGTAAGGCATTATCGCGGCTTAGTGCTAACGCATACTACCTACTAAATGTAATCTACTACAAAGAATTCCACATAACTGATGAGACATTAATGGAGTTCACAAACTTAGGAATGTCAAGTCATCGTAAGTACAAGCGAGAACTAGTTGATGCCGGGTACCTATCAGCATCACAGAATGGCAAGGGTACATACCACTACACAATTAAGGACATAAGCAATGGCAAGTAAGCTATTTGATAAGAAGCATGAGGCATCGTTCAGGGCTGTACCTGAGACTACACAGAGTATTACCAAGGAACGCCTACGTGAGATGCTACCAGCTAAGACAAGTATAGCTGTTACTGATGAGATACTTAGGTTAATCAATAATATGGAAGAGGATACAGGGTTACCTCAGGAGTTACTTGAAGAAGATCTAATGACCCATATACATATGTTAAATGGTATGAGAGGTGCAGGTATTAAGGAACTTGTTAATGCCATTAAGTTCTGCAACTTAAAGCGTAACTACGATAATAAGGATGCATGGGCTATCGTATTTCCTGATAAGTATGCAGCTTTAGTTGCAGCTAATAAACAAGTTGATAATCATGTCAGTATGTATAATGGTAGTAAGCTTGTAACCACTATTGATAAAGAAATGTTAGTACCGGTGCACATAACATACTCTGCGTACTTTCATGCGGCCGTTAAGAAGCAATTCGAGATTATGAATGGTAAGGCTAAGGACGGACAAGGTAAAGAGATACCTGTAAGTGCGATGGTGCAGCATTTGGCAGCTAAAGAGTTAGCTACGCTTACTAAGCAGCCTGAAGAGAGTAAGTTGAGTATTAGTATTAATCCCGGTGCAGAGGCTATGAGTGCTCAGCAAGAGATGAATGAGCAATTGAGGGCTTTAGTTGCGCAGCAACGCCGTAGATTGGAGAATGGTGAGAGTATTATAGATGTGCAGGTCACGGGCATAGACTTTACCAGTATTGAGGGCCCAAAGTAATGTCTAGAAGAATATCCCAAGATAAAGTTATTGAAAGGTTTATCGTAACCCATGGTAACAAATATGACTACTCAAAGGTGGAATATAGTAATGTGGATACAAAGATTGTAATTATATGCCCAGACCATGGAGAATTTATGCAATCTCCTGACAAACATAGAACAGGTAACGGATGTCCTAGATGTGGAGATGTAGCTGTTAGATCTATTCTAAGTGATTCTACAGAAGATGTAGTCAGGAAATTTAAAGATGTTCACGGTGATAGATATAATTATGACAAAGTATGCTATAAGAACACTGATACAAAAGTTATTATAGGATGTAAAGATCACGGGGAGTTTCTTCAGACACCTTACAAACATAAGTTAGGGCAGGGATGTCCTAAGTGTGCTAATCACGGATTTAATCCATTACACCCTGCTATTCTATACTATTTAAAAGTGGTTAAAGATGGTATAACCGCTTATAAGATTGGTATCACTAATAAAACTGTTAAAGAACGCTACAATAATACAGATCTAGCTAATATTACAGTACTTAGCACATGGGAGTATGAGGTTGGTGCTGATGCATATAATGCAGAGCAGACAATACTAGAGTTAAATAAAAAAGATTTGTACGTAGGCACTCCATTGCTATCGGACGGGAATACTGAATTGTTTACTAGGGATGTTGGAGGATTTGATGAGTGACTTAAATAAAGTATTAGACCCCTTTGATATCGATCGTGCATTAGATAGTATTGATTTAAGTTTTAGCAATTATCTACCATCAGATCAGAGTCTAGAGTTTTTTAATATCATCAGGATGGTTACAGGCTCTGACTTTGAATTTGCTACTCCTATAGTGCACTACTTTCTAGTTGATTTACTATTTAACAATATTACTAGGGACCAGTTTCCGTATAGTGAAGAAGTTAAAAAGAATATAACTATTGATCCTACCAGGATTGCAATCATGATGAGTCGTGGACTTGCAAAGAGTTCAGTAGTTACTGCATTTATGCCAGTGTATTTGGCTATTAAAGGGGAGTTACCAGGAGCAGGTAAAGTGTACTTCATGCTATCCATCGCTGCATCAACTGAGGGAGGTGCAAGAACTATCAATAAATCTATAAGAGCTATATGTGAAGACAGTATATTCTGCAATAACTATTTTGAATCTATGCGGTTTACTGATACTGAAGTAGAGTTTATTAGGAAAGGAGGTGGATCTACTGGTAGTAGAGCATTTCTACATAAAGCTATGGGATTTGGATCTGGTATTAGGGGACAGAGAGCTAACTTTGCTGTTGCTGGGTCTACACCTAGACCTGATATTATTGCCTTTGATGATACCATTTTAAACACGCAGGCAGCATACTCGGAAACCATAATGAACACACTGCGAGAAACTATCCAAAGTGATGCTATTAATGCTTTAAAAGCAGGAGATGCTGGTAGAATATGGCACGTATTCACCCCTTTTCACCTAAGAGATGTTAATGTGCAGATGATAACTTCTAATGCCTATACTCCAGTAGTGATTCCAATATGTGAGGATATACATGTAGACTTACAAGAGAAGGATTTTAGAGGGGCCTGGCCTAATATGCATACATATAACGCAGTTATGTCCCAATATAGATCAGCAGTTGCCTCTAACTCTACACGGTCTTTTAATCAAGAGCGTATGTTACGAATCAGCTCTGCAGAAGACCGTATGATAACAGATGAAATGATAGAGTCTTACAGCAGGAAAGTATTACTTAAAGAGATACATGCATATAACATCTACATAACAACAGACTTTACAACTACATCAGAGGCTAAATCAGATTTCTCCGCCATATCAGCATGGGCAGTAAACAGTAATAGAGACTTCTACTTAGTTGACCTATGCGTTAAACGTCAAGGTATTGGTGAGCAGTATGAAGAGCTATTTAGAATGGTTAACTTCTGGAGTAGTCACGGTAAATCTGTTGAAGTTGGTGTAGAAATTGATGGCCAACAGAAGGCACATTTATTTGCGTTAAAAGAAATGATGCTTAAGAAGAGTGAGTGGTTTAGGTTTGCTAAACAGAAGGGGGCTAAGTATGGAAGTGAAGGTATTTTAAGTAGAGCTACAGGTGGAGATAAGCATGGAAGGTTTAGAAATATGCTTCCACAGTTTCAAAACCATAAGATACACTTTCCCACTGAGCTGGAGACAACGCCTGACATGATTGAAGCTAGGAAACAGCTTAAGTACACTACGTGGGAAGCATTTGGTGGGCATGACGACTTTCCAGATACAATCTCTCAATTAGGAATGATGGAGATAGTGTATCCGTCAGTTAGTCCTGGAAGTTACTCGGCAGATAGTAGTAAAGACCGATCA